CATCTGCCCCACTGCCATTGTCAGAGCCGACCTGACTTGGTGTCTGGCCTTCGCCTTCGGATGACTTTCCGTACTGGATCTTCTTCACATCCTGCTTAGACTCAGACGAACTGGCTGTCGCTTCTCCGGCATCTCCACCGCCTTCACCATCGAATAGGTGGAAATCCCATCTGAATTTTTCAATTGTCATAATCAAATTCCTTTCTGCTGTTATAGGTTGCGAACCTTTCTTGATCATGGTTTGAGTATAAAAAAAGAGTGCGGAGCATTTCGCCCCACACTCCCTTTGCTGCTGTTTAGGTGAATGTCTTCTCATCCCAGGTGTAAGTAGTTCCGGACGAACTCTTAACAACCTTCAGCACATAATACTTTGTGCCATTGGACTGAAGAGTAGGCAGTGCAGGAATCTTTGCTGCATTGCTCAGTCCTGCTGAAGACCAATTATCAGCGAGATCGGACAGGATCTTTGCTGCACTGTTCCTGCCATCGCTGCCGACTATAGCCTTGTACAGCTTTGCGAGTGCTTTTGTAGTAGTCATACCTTGAGTCTCCTTTCTTAGTAGATTTTTATAAACTCAGGATGCTGTGCCGCAGCCTGCTTTATAACTCCCATGACAGCTCTGAATACTTCGAGAGTAGGATAATCTGCATCATAGATATCAATTCGCACATGCCCTGGATTATATGTAGTCGGCTCTTTACCTGCCATGAAAGTAGCTTCTACAAGTACATTGGAAAGTGTTGACATGATCGTGCAGGCATCATGGTCATCTGCATGATTCTGGCAGTCATACATGATGTCTCCTGCCTTGTTGATATGCATCATTACCTTAGTCATCTCAACCCCCTAACCATTGTAAGGAACATATGCGCCATTGTGTTCACCAGAAATGTTGATGCAGATGTCATTCTTGTATGTAGTTCCGTAGCTTGATGCTGAAATCTGGAACTTTATAAAATTACAGTTTGTAGGTGTGTGAAATGTTTGATTGGCCTTATTACCGACATAAGAAACATAACCACCACTTGCATCTACATTGTTTATATCCGTTGCAGTTGGCACTTTAATGTAATAATCGGTATCCGGACGTACCGGTATTGGGTTCTTTGACCAGAAGTAACCACCTGCAACTTCCCAATTCTCATCCCATTTGTTAAATCCAATCTTCCAATCATTCGCATCAGCAAGTTTTTTCCCTAACAATGCGTAAAACAGATTACTCATGCTGCACCCCCTATGCGATCTCTATCCACTCTTCGCCTGCCGCATCAAATGCATAGTATTTTCCTGTATCCATCTCAAGGCACAGGCTGCCATTAACGATGCCATCTGTAGGCTTTGTGTCTGTTGATTTGCATACATAGTCTTTTGCTGACTGATCCTTGTTTGCATATTCTCTCTTTGAAAACATAACTGACTCCTTTCTTTATCTCGGAATAGATCTATTTGCTGCAGCTACTCTTGCCTGTGCAGCAAGTGAATTATCACCGCCTCTTGCAGCTCTGGCAGCTCTCTCTTCTGGTGTGCCTTCCTGCTTTGGCGCATTCTGTGGTGGTGCTGCCTGCTGTTGCATCTCCATCATCTGCTCAGGTGCTATCAGTCCTTGCTGCATCGCCATCTGTGCTATGCCAGGATCCATCATAGAGAGATTCTGCACCATACCCATTGCTGCCTGTAGCTGTTGCATTATCATGCTGTTCTGCTCTATCTCCTGCATGAGCTTATCCTTACCTTCAAAGTCCATAGCATCAAGCGCAGTTCTGGCAGGCAGTGTGTTGTTAGGATCAAAGAATCCCATCGAGTACAGCTCTTTGATAAGCTCATTCTGTGCAGCTCTGCTGAATGGACTCTGTTTCTCTGCTGTGACCTTGATATCGAACATCGGTCTTCTGTGTCTGACTGTGCCATCCTCAAGCTTTACATCCTGCGAGACTATGCCTGCATTGCTGTACTGCACGAATCTGTAGTCATTGCCTGCACCCTTGACCTCATACTGCTTTGCATGATCGTAGTCAGCCAGTGCTTCAGCAGCCTTGACATCGATACGGAAGGATCTCGGCTCAGTGTAGAACTGTCTTATCAGCTCGATGACCAGGTATACTTCCTCTCTGAATCCTCTGTACAGTTCCTTGTTAATCGCTCTCGCAAGCTTGCTGCCTGCCTCTTGGAGTGCCGCTATTGCCGTACCAGAGGTCACTCCGGAAGTAGTCGCTCCTTGTGAGAAGTCTCTGTTACCTGATGTCTCTTTCAGTTCCTCTACCTTGTTGCTCAGATGATTCATAGCACCTGCAGGAACATCATCGACTTCTATCTTCCTTACAGCATCTCCAAGTTCTCCGGTAGCTACTTCGACAAGTTCCTGATCCCAGTCAGCAAACTGATCTGGATTGATATTGCCATTCTTCTTATACCAGTATCTTGGCTTTGCTCTCATCATCGCATTCTTAATGATGGCCTGATCGAGTCTGTCAATGTCTCTCTGAGGATTCTTCATGACATCGAGATAGCCGAATCCCCACGGAGTATCCTTGATAGGGAACATCCTCGATATGACGAACGGATAATTTCCATGCTCATAGAATCCATTCTCATAGCCAGGCTCATTCTCAGAACAGAATGCAAGCTGATCGCCTACGATGACCGCAAGATGCAGCACCATCCTCGGCATGTCATACAGCTTCACCTTAGTCGGATTGCCTTCTGCATCGACACCTTCCATCTCGACAGGCACAAGCTGTGGCTTCTTGTAGTACACATCGATGACTTCCACACAGTTAGAAGTGTCGATATTGTCATCATGGATGTACTTGACTACTGTGCCAGTGTCATCTGCTCCTATCTTGTCAGCAAGCTTTGGCCACTTGGCTCTCACTACATCCACATCCTCAAGCCTCACATAGTACACCTTGTCTGAGTCCTGAATGTCTCTGATGCCTGGCTTCCATGCAAGGTTATGGACATCTACCACATTGATAGCGATATCGCCCATGCCATCATGCTTAGTGTTATCCCACAGCACTGAAGTGATAGCTGCACCATCCTTGTTGAAGTCGATGCTCTTGTCACTGTACACCTGCTCATAATCATTCTCTTCAAGGATGACCGGAACTATGCTCGTCAGGATCTTGGCCTCGCCTTCATCGTCAGCTTCTCTTGGCAGGATGTTAGGCTTTGGAAATGAGTCCATTACATCTGCGTGTTTATTGGCTAATGAATTGAACAGCCATGCAGATCCGACAGACACACCTGCCTTCAGTCCTTCATTATTGTCAGCAAGAACACCCCAGTGTCTGACTCTCCACCATTCCTCATTGGCAGTAGCTTTGGCATCGATGCTTGCCTTGCCTGCGAAGTAGTCTCGCATATCAGATAACGCAAGCTCTACCTGCTCCTTGCCAAACTTTCTGGCTTCACCCAGTACAAAGTCTTTCTTATCTTCCATCGTTACCTCACTTTCTATCCATACATTCTGACGATATCGAATGGATCAACGTAACCGCCATCATCGAGCATATCCAATGGATCTTCTGGTGGTGGTGTCCACGGAGTATCATCAGGCTGAATATTCACTCTCGGCTCAATCGGCCTGCTCATCACGACATACCTGAATTCATCATAATTGTGATCTTCCTGCTTCGTGTTCACATCCTCAACATTAGTCTCGTCATAGACAAGAGCAGGAATGCACCGGATAAAATGCTTACATGTTTTGAATACATGGAACATCGAATGGCCATCCTCATCAAATGCGAGTCTGTAGTGGCACTGCATCTTCCCATCTATCCTCTGCTTCGATGCCTTCTCAAAGTAGATCTGAGCATCCTCAAAGGCTTCGACAATAGGTGTGCCGGAGTCTGATGCGAATATCGCTGAGTCGGCTACACCATAGATGTACCGCCCCATAAGATTAGGATCTTCGTGTTCTATCTCCCATATCTTCTCGGCACACTGCTGCGGAGTCCACTTGATACCCACATTAGGCGCACCAGTAGTGCCATACAGCTCACGAATGCGATATAGCACTCCACCTGGAGCGACAGCGTACCATCCAACAGAGAACGGCCTTGAGTATCCCCAGTCCATGCCTCGGTATATTGGCCATGTAGGTGGAATCGGAAACGGATTGACCACATGTGACCAGACTCTGTCATCGTAGTGAGCAGGATCATTGCGCCACTCGTTGAACACCTGCCCACTAAAGCTGTTCCAGTCTCCATAGAGCAGAGCCTGCTTCTCAGCTTCTGGCAGCATACCAAGTGTAGCTATGTAGTTAGGATCGTTGTTAAGCAGCACCTGGTTGTCGAATACTGTCGCAGGCACGAAGATCCTCTGCCTTCTGATAGTGACCTTCCTGCCTTTGTTATCCTCAACAGTGATGTCATCCTCTACTGGTGTCATTGGTGGTGCAGCATCTATGAATCGCTCCTTCACCCATCCATGACCTATGCCGCCTGGGTTAGCTGTAGCTCTGACATAGCATCGTGTGCCTGCTCCATTCGGCCTGCATCTCGATATCAGATACATGTACTCATCGAAGCCGAACTGAGTCAGCTCATCGAATGCTATGTAGTCGAAAGCCTGACCTTGATAGTCATACTTTGAATTGCTGTTATGCAGAGATCCGAAGCGTATCCTCGCTCCACTTGGGAATGTCCATGTGTGTGCTGTGCTGTTGTATGTAGCACCTGGATAAGCTCT